TAATAGTGAGCTTCCCGAGATTGCCGATATCAATGATTTCTTTGCGAAGATATTTACTAATAAAAATCTGAGAAATTATGTTATGGATATTCTATCGTGTATTCTTGACGGTAGCATTTCGCAAGAGCGGTTTTATATATTTACTGGACAGGGCAGTAACGGGAAATCCAAGATGTTGGACTTAATTCAAAAGGCCATTGGTGAATATTATTGTATCTTACCGATAGCTCTATTAACGCAAAAACGGGCTGCGAGTAATGCTGCGCAGAGTGAATTGGAGAGAACTAAGGGGCGACGATTTGCTGTTATGCAAGAGCCCAGTGAGAACGAAAGGCTAAATATCGGTCTTATGAAGGAGCTTTCGGGCCAGGATAGGATTTTAGTAAGAACATTGTTTAAAGAGCCGTACGAGTTCAAGCCGCAATTTAAGATGATTCTAACTTGTAATGAATTGCCTGAGGTTCCAAGTGATGATGGCGGTACTTGGAGGCGTATTAAGGTGTGCAATTTCTCCAGCAGATTCTGTGAAAATCCTGTAGCTAATAAAAATGAGTTTCATATGGATTTGGAATTGACAGATAAGTTTGATAAGTGGAAGGAGATTTTCATAAGTATGCTAATAGAAAGACATAAGCATATTAATCCCTCTTCTATTGTAGAACCTTCGGAAGTAAGAATAGCCACAGAGAGTTATAAGCAGAACAATGATATCATCGGGCAATTTATTACCGAGAAAATTATTATTGACGAGGAGATTAGAGAGCCGAGGGTTACGATTACTAAATTATATAATGATTTCCGTATTTGGTGCACTTCTAATGTTGTCAAGGGTAAAAAATGCCCCGATAGGAATCAATTGAAGGCGTATTTTGAGAAACTTCTATGTGTACCCTATGATAACAAGGGGTGGCGAGGAATTGGTTATAAATTAGAAAATGACGATGAAGAGAGTTGAAGGAGTTGAAGGAGTTGAAGGAGTTGATGAGATATATGATAAAAATTGATTATATAAGATTTAATTTTCTTATTACTATAATAAAATGGAGTTCTGCGAAATATGCGACAATATGTTATATGTTAAATCTAATGAGGAAAAAAAATTGGTTAAGTTTTGTAAGCACTGTGATTTTGAAAAAGTAGAGACTGTGAATACTGCTATTAATATCTCAAAAACTTTTTACAGCGGAGATGACCTACTATATAATCAGCACGTTAATAAATATCTGCGTTATGATCCTACTCTTAGAAGAATCAAAGACCCATTAATTAATTGCCCGAACGAGAATTGTAATGCTCCCGATGATAAAAAGCAGGTAATATATATCAAATATGACAATAAGAATATGAAATATCTATATGTATGCGAACACTGCGGAGAAACTTGGAAGCAAATCTCTTAATCGCTTAATCTCTTTGATATCTTTAATATCTTTGATATCTTTAATTATATAAATATTACAGCACTAATAATAATTATATTTGAAAAGGAATGTTTATGAATCGCTGGAACTTTGTAATATATGTTTTTTTATTATTCTCTGGTTTTGGAGAATCTTACCTATATAATCACAAAATCCTAAGACAACCGATGGCTCTCAAGATGTGTAAAGGCAGTAGAGCCAGCCAAGGCAGCAAAGGCAGCCAAGGCGACAGAGGCGGACTCAGTAAGAATAGCGAAATATATGATAGGCGCAGTATAATGCTTTTGTATCTGGGTACAAACTTATTAGGGATTAATTCAATCTATTTGTATAATAATGCGTTGCCTAATATTGAAAAGAAGCAATCTAATATATTTTATAATTCAATTCCATCAGTTTGCTATATAAGCACTGAATATACTGGTATGGCTGATAAATATAATTTGAATAAGGAGGATTTGCCGAAGGGAGTTGGAACTGGCTTTGTGTGGGACAAGGAGGGGCATATCATAACTAACTTTCATGTAATAAACAAAGTAGATAATGCTATAATAACTATAACAGATAAAAACAATGTTAAGAAGAATTACAAAGCAAAATTGACGGGCATTGACCCCGACCTTGATATAGCCGTTCTTAAAATTGATGTGGATAGCAAGGCAGATTTACAGGTAATTAAATACAATAAGAATGTTAAACCGAGTGTGGGCGAAAATGCTTATGCGATTGGAAATCCTTTTGGCCAAGATCATACATTCACTGCAGGTATAATATCCGCTACTAATAGGGAGATAACGGCACCGACGGGTCGCAAGATATATAATGTTATACAAACTGACGCCGCAATAAATCCTGGAAATAGTGGCGGGCCTCTGCTAAATAGTAAGGGCGAATTGCTCGGTATAAATACGGCATCGCTTGGCGTTGGAGTTTCAGCCGGTATTGGATTTACGATACCTATTGCAAATGCTTTGAAATCTATTACTGATATTATTGAAACGGGATTTGTTAAAAAGGCTATTTTGGGAATATCATATATGGAGCGAAACCCTTCTATATTGGAATCTGAAAAAAGCGGCATTCCTATAATTGAAAAAGGTTTGCTAATTCTTGAAGTACCCGATAAATCACCAGCATATGATGCCGGATTGCGTGGAGTTGTAAGAAATAATAAAACACAGAGAATAGAGAGCATAGGCGATATTATCTTATCCATTGATGACAGTGATATAGATGGGCCGAATGATTTGAATGTAATATTGAAGAAATATCGTCCGGGCGATAAGGTGATTGTTAAATATTTGCGAGATAATCAAATAAAAAAGAGCGAATTAAAATTGGGAAGTTATAAAGGAACTACCTTTACACAATTGGAAAACGAAAGAGCCAATATTATTGACAAAGAAAAAGAGAATAATGTTAATATCCCGCTGAAAAACATTGAACCAGCTATACAGCCAAGATTATAAACCGTGCTATACACAGGCTAATGTTTGTGAAGAAGATAGCATCCATCAATCATATATTTATCATTTGTTTTTACGAATATCCATCTATAAATGATATAGCAAGGGTCTCCTGTGTTTTCGGGATAATACATTTCATCAAATTGAATACTATTATATATCATAGTCTTATATGGCGCTTCAAGTTTAATATCTACTTCATAATATGTTTTTTCGTCATCTGTATCATATATTTTGTTATAGTTCGTAATATAATAGTTATCAAACTTACCCAAGAAAATACCATATTTTCCATCGGCAAATAGCTCCTTCAGCTTAGAGGCATCCTTTGATTTAATGACATTAGAATCGGCACAGAAGGATTGAAGAGTTTTAAGTGCTTCTTCAGGATTATCGTTGCCTCTCTTTTTAAAGTCATCAAGAATAATATTCAAGGTATTCCTAATCTCCTCCTTCTCGCTAATATTTTTAGCCTCTTTAATAGTCGCAAAGTTATCCCTGTTCGCATCAGAGTTCGTGCCAGCGCCTGCTCCATTGTCGTCTTTCAGTATGTTTCTGTTAGCTTCTACAATTGCATTGTTAGATATTACTGGGAGATTGAAGGTATCTTTTTGTACTTCAATAATCTCAATAATCCTATTAGCTTCTTCTCGAAGAGTTTCAATGCTTTTATCTTCTTTCTTCGCAGCATTCGCAGCATTCGCAGCATTCGCAGCATTCGCAGCATTCGCAGCATTCGCAGCATTCGCAGCATCCATAAAATTGCCGAATACATATGGAATAGTAATAACTCGAGCAATTCTAAAAACTTCCCTTCGTTGTATATTAGATACACATGGGATATCCCTTAGTGCTACCGCATTTCTTCTTAGTCTTAAATTATTTAGATTAGATATCGTTGAGAATGAAAGAGAATCATTGATAAACAATAGCGACAAAATAATATACCTATTCATTTTATATATATATGCTATAATATTTATATATTTTATGAATAATAGATATTAGATAATATCTTTTGACATTAAGAGATTTATATCATAGCTTTCATATACATCTTTTGTTAGGCTACCAAACATTTTTTCATAATTATCACCAGATATTTCATTTCCAGATGGAAATATAGTGCCTTTTATAGTTGTATTGAGCATTTTGTCAATAGATAAAGGCTCTGTGTTATTATAGCCTTCGCCGAAGAAACATTCTTTAACACTCTTTCCCATCTCTTTGCAGGTTTTTAGAGATTTATACATATCTACTGGTTGTGCTGTATCTTTATAATATACTTCAAAAGTTTTTTGTGCCCCCTTGTTAGTTTTTGCGGCAGCCACTAGAATATCAGCCAAATCAATTCTTGATATAATGCCGCTTTTTGAAACGCCTTGATTAAACTCTACTTCCGTCGGACCCCTTCTTTCGCCTGGAGATAACATTCCCGGCCTCACGATTGTATAGCTCATATTTGCAGGGACATTCTTATATAAGATGCGAACTCTTTCTTCTCCCGTCTGCTTTTTATAGCAACTATCACAACTCGCAAAACCCCTATCAATCGTTTCTCCATAATTCTCTTTACCCAATTGACACTTTGCGCATATTGAAGATACTATAACAAGCCTTTTAACATTTGCCTTAATTGCCTCTTTTGCCACATTAACCAACCCAATATCTTCAACATTACTGCTCGGTTCAGCTATTTCGCCATTTGTTTTATTTGGCATCCTATCATATGCTTCAGTTCCAGGTGTCCCCGTAATTTTAACGGCAGGCCTTGATGCAGCACAATAAATTACAGCATCGCAGCCATCCAATATACCAATAAGGGATTGCGGATTTACGACATCAACACCTGAGACCCTTTTTATTTTATCCTTATCTTTTATATTATCTATTACGAGCGTATTACTTTTCGCATTATTTCTATCAACAATTTCAACATTTCTTCTCGTAATAGCAACAACATTTATATTTTTATTTAGCAAAGTTCTAACAGTATCTCCTCCAGTATATCCAGAAGCTCCAAATACAGCAACTTTGTTTATTACAATATCATCTTTAATATCTACTGGTTGCATATTTTTATAAGCTAATACATATTTAGGATGAATTATAACGGGAAAAATAGAATATGGCAATAATTCAATAATATTGCGCCTGCTAATATCATTTATAAATCTCATTTTGCAATTATTTAGATTCATATTACCCGAATCTCTTGAATGGGCTCTCTGAGCTCTCGAGGCTCTTGTATTTAATATGCGCAGCAAATAATTGTTGGCATTATAAGGGACGAATGAATATGATGATAATATATAACTTGATGCTATTATAAATAGGAATATATTAGATATCATTTGTTATTATATATAATTATATTTTTATATAATATAAAAAATGAATGAAATGAAGGGAACAATAACATTAGATAAGTTTTTATCATTTTGGATTGTATTATATTCCTTCGGTTATGTGTTAAAAGTATTTCCTTATAATCCTATAGTATTGTTGGGAATATCTATAATTGTTTTTGCTTTTGCAGTTATTATAGCTCTATATTATCATAATAAAAATAGTAATCTATTCTATTATTTTGTGATTAATTTCTTGGCAAAAATACCAATATTTATAATAATATACAATAATAACCCCGTGATGAAACACTGCGATATTATATTCTCTGTTTTAATCGTACTAATATATATCCTATATATCAAAGCAGTCGACGATGATATATGGTGTGTATATAGAGACCTATTTCTCTTCATAATAAACAAAGAAGAAGGCAGAGAAGGGCCGTTATATAAATATTATAAAACCATTACAGTGTAATACGCAATCTATTATACAGTATCCTAATTCAAACCAAAAAATAGTAAAAATCAAAATCCCTCCTATTCTATCAATAGCATATATATATATATATATATATATATGAGCTTAATATAAATCTATAATAGCTAATAATTTGTAAATATCATATCATAAAAATCTTTATAAATTTCGCCATCGTCTATTGTTGCAAAATTGTATTTAACAAAAGCATGGTGGAATCTAAATGGAATCATTTTGCTCAATATTTTATTAGATGCGTATAGTGAACGAATTTTATTTAATAAATTTTCAATATCTGGCATTTGACTGCTAATAGTTATTCTTATAAGCCTCAATGTGTCACTATTTGCTTTGTATATTATGAGGCCTTTAACAAATGAATATAATATTTTAATTTCCCAATATACAATATCATTCTTTTTAATATTTGATATAACTAAATCAATATCGTGTCTTGTATTAACAGCAGTTATGTAATCCTCTTCATCATATCTAAAATCTCTTTTGCCTAATTTTATTAATATAGCATTCATATCTTCTTCTGTGAATTCTTCTTGCGAATAAGGGTTTTTAAATTCTCTATAGCTATCATAATTATATTTCCATAATTTATATAACGCTTTTGAATCAAAGGCGTAGCAAAACCTCTTATTATTATTTACATAAGATATTTTAATAACACGCCTTAATGCTGACAAAGGCATATCTTCCCAATTGGTATGTGTAATAAAATCCGCATCATTTATTTCATTAATATAACCCCTGTTATTTTTCAAATATGCTAAAAATTGTTCCTTCTCCTTATTTCTCTTAACCTTTATATAAGAGTTTGAATCTAACGAAGAACTATTTTGTAGATTTGAATTATCAAATTCAATATCTTTTTGCGGATTAGTTATTAATATATAGTTATGTTCATTTGCCAATATATTAATTAGTTCTATTTTTTCAATAATATTTCCTTTTAAAATATTATAATAGAGATTATTTATAATATTTGATATAAATTGTATTGTGTAATAAGTTATAACCCTTTCTTTCAATTTATTCTTTAAGGTATTTTTTGTAACCTTTTCATTCGTATTATGAATAATAGCATTTCCAAATTCATAAATTATTATATTATTATATAATTTAATACATTTCTCACTAAATAAAAGGTTTTGTAATTTTATTAATTCTTGTTTGCTAATATGTAAAGGGTCATATGAACGCAGTAGGGATTTCAATTCATTATAAAAAGCAATGCTATCATCATCTTCTATTTCATTAACTATTTTAAAAATATCATAATTATCAAGGTGCGTTCTTATTTCTTCCAAATACTTATAATATTCCTTATATTCGCCATCTCTTCCATTTTCTATATTTATTCTTAGCAGTTCTATATTCTCATCATAATCATTTGTATAATTTTTAAATAATAAGGGTTTAATAACTCTCTTATTATGATCTATTTTTTTAAATGGAATATTCAATATATTTTTAATATCTTCTATTTTAACAGGTAATTTTTTAAATACCATTTTATAATTCTTTATAGATTTGCTTTTTGCTTTATTTGATATATCTAACAATTTACTCTCTGCACTCCTCTTTTTATAGCTACTCGTTTTGCTACTTTTATTTATTTCATACTTTCCATTATTATGCGGCGGCAATGGCTTAATATTTTTACGGATTTCCCTTTTCCTATGTAATGATGTAGAATTTATCATATATCTATAATATATCTATAATATATAAGTATTTTTATTGAAAATATATCGTATAACACTATAATAATTTTACTTATTAATAACAAAAAAAATATAAAAATAGATATGATATAGATACGCACAACAGATTACAGATTATAGTATAGCGTCTTGTTATCATAGAGCCTTTTAATAGCATCATAGAGATTGATCACATCGTATTTGGAATTGTGGGCGTTTTCAATATCCTTGTCAAAACAATACCTGTACAGCTCCTTGAGTGATGGATATTTGTATTTCCCGAACTTGTTGATAATCTTAATAATATTCCTCGTGTGTCTCATAGTGCACAGCAATTTTTTTTTGTCAAGCTCTTCGATGATATGGAATAGCTTTCTGCGATACAGCTCAGATTTAATAACAGAGATATCAAATGCGATGTTGTGCGCAATAATGTGGTCGGTTTTTTTGAGACTTTCGTAAAAAGCGAGGAAGGCTTCGTCAAAATCAATCCCATCTTTGTCAGATACCTCGTTTGTGATACAATGGAACTCGCTGTTGTTGATGTCAAATCCCTCGCGTTTAATGATGTAATCCTGCAAATCAAGCTTGTTATATTGTTTATCTGTGACAATGAAGGACAGCTGTACAATCCTTGCGCTGTTATACTTGGCCAAATCGTAGAAATCTGGATAGTTCCCCCACACCATATCTTTCATATCGGGCAAGCCGTTCGTTTCCGTGTCAATGAAAAGAGCCATTTTTTGTCTTATGTTGGTAAGTGATATGATATGATATTTGCGACAGTCAATTTTTATATATTCGTCAGTATTTTAGAATAAAAGTATTCCACCAAGGATTCCCATCTATAATTTTTTAGAATATTCTCACGCCCGTTTTTGCCATGTTTAAGGGCAAGCTCTGGATTATTAAAATATTTCCAGAATCCAAGAGCAAACTCGTGAGGGTCTGTAATTTCGGCCTTACCTCCTATACCGTTTGATTTATTATCAAGATATTGATATATAGTAGATTTAATAGGAATTGAATTGTTTTCGCTAAGATATTCGCGTATTCCGCCGACATAAGAGGAAACTTGAGGAATACCCAGACCCAGACATTCAAATACAGTGAGTTCGTACCCTCCGCCATTACAATTATTACATCCGACATCGCACGAATTATATAATATGTTAATTTCCTTATCAGACAATTGCTGGGGCATTGGAACTTCGATTATAGTATTTTTAACATAATCTAAGGGAACGTCCCTAAACTTAACCTCGTTCTCCAATACATCCCAGAGATTCCAGAAGGCATTAATTTGAGTCCCTATAATTAATTTAACAGGCCTCGTGTTATTCTTGTTTTTCTTGATAGTCTCTCGGACATTGACATTATAATGCATTTCTACAAACTCTACCCAAGCAATCATAGTATGATCCCAGCATTTGCGTGGTTGATTCCTATTTAAATTTAGAACCATAAAATCGTCTATGTTATATTTAAAATATGTTCTGGCTATATCTTTTGGAATAGGATAATACATTGTAGTGTCAAACCCGTGGGGGAAAACATATATCGGGATGCTCTCTTTAATACCGAGCTTTCTTGCAATATCTCTCCAATACGGAGTAAATGCCACAATACCGTCATAATAAGCGTTCAATAGGTCAATATATTCCTTCTTTTGGTAAGGATATACCTGGTCCATATATGATATGAGCTTATAATTCTTCTTTTCATCTCCACACTCTTTTATAATAGTTGTCGTGAGTGCCGTAGTAATCATATTATCATTAAAAATAATAATAACATCTTGGGGATTCTTCTTGATAAAATCACCAATCTCCAGCTCGCCAAATCCATTTCTCTTAGGATTTTCGGCTGCCAATACATCATATAATTTAACAGATGCTGGGATGTCATTGCGCAAATCCTTGTCATTTGTATTATTTACATTTTGAAAGCCATAGATTGTAAGCTCAATATCCTCGTATTTTCCCAAATATTTTGAAATATAATATACTACTTTTGAATATCCGTTGCTCGTCCCGATAGGATATGTTCCGCACAACATAACCCTTTTTTTTCCATTGCTTGATTTTTTCCACCATCCATTATATTCTGGTTCTGCTTTGTTTTCGGCAGTTGCCAAGACAGTATTACTTTGTTTATTTTTAATAGTATCCTCTCCTATAACAGTTGTTGATTTTACAAGGTCGTATATATTTATTGGCATTTAATTATTATTTAATAAATAAATCTTATATAATAGGATTTAATAATATACATAATATACATAATATACATAATATACATAATATACATAAAAAAAATAGATTATAGAGAAAATATCTATCTATTCTTTGCGTTTATTTAGCAATTCCCATAGGAGGCATAGGCATATCGGGCATTCCTTGAACTTGAGGCATATTATAGGCAAATCCCTGATTTTGTGGCATATTAGGCATATTAGGCATATTAGGCATATTAGGCATATTGCGGAGGTTGTTTAGGTGTTGGAAATGATGTTGCATATATATGTTGTATTTTATATAGGGTTCAAGTACATTTGATGTTTTTGTGCTTCCTATTTGAATCGCCAGCTCGGTTATATAATCACATATTAATATAATAAAGGCACCAATAAAAACAAATATAAATATATTTATAATCATATTGAATATATTTTCGGTTTTCTTATTTTCTTTGATACTTTCAAGCAATTTATTTTCATTTTCGCTATTTATTTGAATAGCCGCTGCGGCAGCGGCTGCTGTTTTTTTATCGTTTTCAATATCTTTTTTATTCTCAAATGTTGCTTTTCCAAATCCACCAGGTCCCGTATCGTTAGAGCGTCTGATTTTGTCTAATGTTTCATTAGCAGCTCTGTTTTCGTCATTATTTATCTTATCTTCTATGCTCTTTAAATACTCCAATGCTTCTTGTGCCTTCTTGCGCTCTTCGGCGCTCAAATTATATTCTGAACTATTTAATAGATTGACACCATTTTTGCTCGCATTATTGCTATTAGAATATTCGCCTGTATTGTTATTAGTATATGAATTTTTATTATGATTAGGCATATAATTATATACCTTGGTACCATCATTTGATTTATATCCGACTTCGTCAGTTAAATTATTAATATCAAAATACTGCTCCATATCCTCGTCATAAAAGGGCATAATATTATCCTGTCTATTTGCCAAAATATTCCCGCTATTTCCCGCCCCTGTAGTTGGAGATACTCCTGGTGCGTTAGCTGAGCCGCCGCCGTTGGCAGATTCAGCTTTGAAGTTTTCTTCTATATATGTTTTCATAGTAGCATCTCGTTCTTTTTTACAATCGCCTGAAATTGGTATATTATATGTCGGTGCTTGTATGGGCGAACAGCTACTGCCCTTTGAATTGTAATTTACAGATTCTTTGTTAGAGGCCACTGAATTATTTTCAATATTATAAGGGTGAGAATTATTTGAAGATTGAGCTGTAGTTTTAGTAGATTTTTTAGTAGGTTTTAAAGTATCAATATTAAATGCTTCTTGAATTGTTGAATATTGCATTTTAATATTTATTATTTTATATTCTCTATTATACAAAAAGGAAAGAAAAAACAAAATATTTATATAATATAATTGTAAAGAAGTCATATGAAAGATTCTGAATATAATAACGAGGTATTATATAACATTTTTAAAGGGCTTATCACGGGCTTTTTGATAGCGTATTTGGTAATACTTGGATTGCGTCCGGCTGCATTATATCCAGATAATATGCTTGATATTATAGATAATCCCTGGATATTTATCATATTATTTATCATCAACTTTTATGTTATACAATGGGATTTAACAATCGGTCTGTTGCTATTTTTATCAATCATTGCATTAATTTTAGATATTATAATATTTACAGAAGGAAAAATATTTTATAGTATTGAAGACAATAAAGAGGGCTTCAATGAAAACTCTGGCGATATCTTGGTATCACCTGCAGCACAGGCTAATAAGCAGATAGCGGGCGTAGCTGGCAGCGTTGGCAGCGTTAGCAGCGTTAGCGGAAAGGCAATATCATTGATATTTAATAAATACAAGGATATTAATGATATTATACTTAACAAGATTAAGGAGTATACTGATAAAAATTATAATAAAAAAACATCTGTCAATGTGTATATTCGTTAAATATAGATTCAGAATATATATATTCTTAATAAAAAATAGATTATAACATAAATAATGGAGCAAGTTGGAGGTATGGGTACATTAGAGCCTCTATCTATATTATTTTTAATCATAGTTCAATTAGGTGGAAGATATCTCAAGATAGATTTGACACCTGCACAACAGAAGCTAATAAACAACTCTATATTTCAGAGTATCATATTATTTTCAATTATATTAATGTCTACTAAAAGCTTGACAAATAGCATTATAATAATCTTTGTAATATACATATTCATTCACATCCTATTCAATGAGCACCATAAATACAACATATTATCCAAAAAATGGCTATACGATGAAAAAATAATTAATGACGAGAAATATAACAAAATTAAAGAAATATATATAAAAAATATAAATGATATATTAATATAGTTATATTATTATGTTTATATATAATAGTAATTTTTCTGTAAATAAATCCATTGATGATGTGTTTAAGTTAATCTACGAAGTTCCCGATGATTATTCCAGTTTATCAAGTATCTCTTCCAAGGACAATGCCAAGGACAATGCCAAGGACAATGCCAAGGACAATGCCAAGGACAATGATGAAGATGAAGATGATGAAGAAGATAATGATAATGATTCAAATGATTCTCAGGTTGCATTAGATATGAAAGATTCTACTAATATAAATGCCAATTTATATAAAATCTTAGAATGGAATATTAACAATAATTGGGATATTATCAATGGAAGACGAAGAAAAATAGAAAGTATTTATATATATGTAAATGATTTTCCGAAATATCTAAAAGAGGTTGTAGTTGAAGATGATAATTATATTAGAATGCGCCGTAAACATACTATTGTTAATGACGGGGAAAAATACAAGGTTATTGTAACAAAGAATAAAATAACCAATCTTAAATTAGGTTATTTATATATTATAAAGGCTCTATGTACATTAAAAATTGTCAAGATAAAAGAGAAGGTATCGCTTACTTATATAAATGATAGAGAAACAAGGATAGATGTTGCCGTAAAAGTGAATATCCCTATTATAATCAATGATGAATTAGAAAAATATCTCAATATAGTTTTTCAAAGTGTGTTGAATAATATTAAGAAAAAGGTTGAATCGTAATATCTAGTGCAATTCGCCTCTTAATTCTTTTTTTATAAATTGCAAATCCAATTTTGAATTGTCAAAATCCTTGTATATAAGCTCTGTCCTTATGATATCGTCCCAATCTTTTACTATAATCATAGGCAGATTATAGGTATCTTTAACAATTCTTATAAAATCGCTATCTAATACGATAGGTATTACTTTGAGATAAAAGCATTCCCATAATCTATGAGTATCTACTCCATTACCATCAGGACATATAGCGAATTTGTATGTCGATAGGGCTTTAATATAGTCTGCTACATTTAATTCTTCGCCGAACTTAATATATTTTACAATTTTATTATAGCATTCAATTCTTTTGTTAGGATTCGTGGCAATATTGAAATAAAAATATATATCATTTGGCTTATTATTTACTGATGTATCTCTTGGAGATTTAATGGATTCAATAGCTTCTTGGATTACTCCTAAGTTTCCGTGAGACCACTGAGAGTTAGCTATGCCTATTGGCAGTAGCCTCATCTTATCATTCTTAAATGTTAGGTTTTGCGAATACCATTTTATTATTTTTGGATTATCGAGCAATTCTTTAAATACCCCACTATATACTATATTTTCATCGCTATTATGCGATACTAAAATAAAGGGGTTTGCAAAATGTTGGATTTTTGCATTCAATTCTCTGAGACTACAAGATTTATAATAAACTATACGCGGATTATCATAGGTACTGTTAATATTCATTATATTATAGGATTTGGGGTGATTTATTGTAATATTAGGGTTTGAATTTAAATCTCCTATAGTTCCTATAAAAACATCACACAATAACTGTATTTTTTCTCCTGTAATCAAATCCATTTAGCTTATTTTTCCTTAATTATAATATAGTAATAATATTCATATATACATAATATTAGCATTCCCAGTATCAGCCTTGCAGTAGCCTCTAAGTAGCCTCTAAGTAGCCTCTCAGTAGCCTCTCAGTAGCCTCTCAGTAGCCTCTCAGTAGCCTCTCAGTAGCCTCTCAGTAGCCTCTCTATAATTATTATAAAAATACTTAGAATGTCTTAGCAGTCCTTGAGACACTGGAATATTCTATTTTTAACATTTTAAATTTTGAGTACATCTCTTAGTTTTTTCTAAAGTTTTAAAAGTTTTTTAGAAATTACAAAATAAATCAAGAGATGTACTCAAATTATTCTTTTCATTTTTTATAAAATATCTGGTGTCTTTTTAAGTTATCAGAATGATAATGCTAATATCTCAACAGCCTCTTAGCAGCCTCTCGGTAGCCTCTCTATAATTAATATAAATATACTAAGATTATCTTATCAATTCTTTAGACACTGGAATATTCATATTTTTTTCATTTTAAAATTTGAGTACATCTTTCTGTTTTTTCAAGAATTTCAAAAGTTTTTTAGAAATTACAAAATAAATCAAGAGATGTACTCAAATTTTAATTTTCAAATTTTAGAAAAATCTGGTTTCTTTTTAAGGCATCATAATAGATGCCAAGATATTATCAGGCCTATCTCAGTAGCCTCTCAGTAGCCTCTTAGTAGCCTCTCAGTAGCCTCTCAGTAGCCTCTTAGCAGCCTCTCAGTAGCCTCCCTATAATTATTATAAAAATACTTAGAATGTCTTAGCAGTCCTTGAGACACTGGAATATTCTATTTTTTACATTTTAAATTTTGAGTACATCTCTTAGTTTTTTCTAAAGTTTTAAAAGTTTTTTAGAAATTACAAAATAAATCAAGAGATGTACTCAAATTTTAATTTTCAAATTTTAGAAAAATCTGGTTTCTTTTTAAGGCATCATAATAGATGCCAAGATATTACCAGCCTTCGTCAGCCTTCGTCAGCCTTCGTCAGCCTTTGTCAGCCTTCGTCGGCCTTGCTTTTTAATAACTCTGTAATTTGAGTAATCTCTGCGTTTTTGTTAGTAATCTCTTCTTGCAATCTTTTATTTTCGTTAAATATTTGATTGTAATTATTAATCAAAACATCATTGTATTTTTGTAATATTGATAGTTGGGTTAGTGTCTCTGTATATATCGCTACTATTTCATTTTTATTAAATAGCTTGATATGTTTGTTATTACAATATCTACAAAATGGACAGCAGTATTTAATAAATATATGCTTACTCTCGAGATATAGCAAAGATGTCCTTGTATCTAACTTATTACAACAAGATATACATATTATTTTATTACATTTATAACAATTCAAATTATCAGTTGCCTTTTCGTCGCAACATATTAAACACTCATTATCTTCTACTACCTTTTCTTTTTTCATTATTTATCTATTATAATATTAAAAAAACTTATATAAAGATTAAAGAATATATATAGTTGGGTAGCAATACCCCGCTGCTATAGCTCAGTTGGTTAGAGCACTCGACTGTTAATCGAGTGGCCGCAGGTTCAAACCCTGCTAGCAGCGATTATTTTTATATTTATTCTTATATTACATTAAGAATGCCATTAAACAAGAAATCTCCCAGTTCTTCAAGATCCTTGAGAGTATTTAGGATTACTGATATAAGCCCGGCAAGTCCTCCAAAATCTCCGCCTGCAGCTGTATCAATTAAAGTAAGAAAAGTTAGAGTATTTAGAATAACTGATGTAAGTCCGTCAAGCCTACCAAGCGTGTCGAGTCTGTCAAGCCCGTCAAGTCTGACAAGCCTGTCAAAATCTCCTCAGGTAGCGAGAGCCATCGGGCCTAAGAGAGTATTTAGAATTACTGATGTAAGCCCATCAAAATCTCCTCCTGCTGCGAGAGCTGCGAGAGGCGTAGTGAAGCCTAAGAGAGTATTTAGGATTACTGATGTAAGCCCGTCAAGCCCGCCAAAATCTCCGCCTGCTGCGAGAGGCGCGAGAGCTGCGAGAGGCGTAATGAAGCCTAAGAGAGTATTTAGGATTACTGATGTAAGCCCAGCAAGCCCTCCAAAATCTCCTCCTGCTGCGAGAGCTGCGAGAGGCGTAGTGAAGCCTAAGAGAGTATTTAGGATTACTGATGTAAGCCCGTCAAGCCCGCCAAAATCTCCTCCTGCTGCGAGAGCTGCGAGAGCTGCGAGAGCTGCGAGAGGCGTAGTGAAGCCTAAGAGAGTATTTAGGATTACTGATGTAAGCCCAGCAAGCCCTCCAAAATCTCCTCCTGCTGCGAGAGCTGCGAGAGCTGCGAGAGGCGTAGTGAAGCCTAAGAGAGTATTTAGGATTACTGATGTAAGCCCAGCAAGCCCTCCAAAATCTCCTCCTGCTGCGAGAGCTGCGAGAGCTACGAGAGGCGTAGTGAAGCCTAAGAGAATATTTAGGATTACTGATGTAAGCCCAGCAAGCCCTCCAAAATCTCCGCCTGCAGCAAGAGCAGCAAGAGCAGCAAGAGCAGCAAGAGCAGCAAGAGCAGCAAGAGCAGCAAACAAGCCTAAGAGAATATTTAGGATTACTGATGTGTAAATTATTTCACATAATCCTCGATTTACACTTTTTATTTTTTAATGTTTTTATATTTAATTGTAAAAATTGATTATATTATTTAAACATAAGACGAGTTATTTTAACTACTAATATTAAGAGATATGTCAATTTATCCCGAACTATCTTATAACGATCAAAAGGTTGAAATTCAGGAAGTAAAAGGAATTCAATTTAGTGTGTTAAGTCCAGATGAAATTATTAAAAGGTCTGTTGTAGAAATTAACAAAACGGATACATATGCTGGAAGTGAGCCTATTATTGGTGGTTTATTTGATTCTCGTATGGGAGTTCTTGAACATAACCGAACCTGTATTACTTGTGAGCAGAAAAACATATTTTGTCCCGGACATTTCGGGCATATTGTTCTAGCAAAACCTGTATTTCACGCTATGTTCTTTGATATTGTAAGAAAGATTTTGAATTGTGTATGTTATAAATGTTCAAAATGCCTCATATCTCCAAATACTCCTCATAAAGATTTTAAGAATGATATCCATAAAATCTTATCTATCAAGAATAATCAGAAGAGATGGGAGGCATATTACAAGCTCTGTAATACTACAACCAAGTTGAAGGTATGTGGAGATGATGAAGTAGTCGGTTGTGGTGCTATCCGTCCTACAAAAATAAATAAAGAGAACTCTATGAAAATAATTGCTGAATGGAAAGATAAGAAGCTTGAAGATAATGTTCGCCAAGAATTCACCGCCGAAGATATTCTCAAAATATTCAAGCGGATTAGCGAGAAAGATATGGAGATGATGGGATTCAATCCTAAGTGGAATAGGCCAGAATGGATGATATGCTCAGTTCTTCCCGTTCCTCCGCCTGCAGTAAGACCAAGTATCATAGAGGAAAACGGACAACGCCGCGAAGATGATTTGACGCATAAATTGAGTGATATTATTAAGGCGAATAATCAAGTTGAAGATAAAATTAAAAAGGGGGCTACCGAAGAGACTGTGAGATATTATACGATTCTATTACAGTATCATGTATTTACCTTTATCAATAATCAAATGCCAGGATTAGCTCCGGCACAACAAAGAAATGGGCGTAAGTTGAAATCGGTATCTGACAGAATGAAAAAGAAGGAAGGGCGTATTCGTGGTAATTTGAACGGCAAACGTGTAGATCAATCGGCACGCTCTGTAATTACCCCAGACCCATATATCAGCATAGATGAGCTCGGTGTTCCTATTAAAGTAGCCATAAATATTACATTCCCTGAAATTGTCAATAAATATAATATTGAGCATATGCGTAAATTGATTATGAATGGCTCAGACCATTGGCCTGGCGCCAAGTATATTAAAAAACCTAATACAACTATCAATTTGAAATATTCCAAGGATTTGGAAACAATTGCGAGAGATTTAAAAATCGGAGACACAGTTCATCGCCACTTGTCTAACGGTGATTATGTGCTATTTAACAGACAGCCCTCGCTACACAAGATGTCTATGATGTGTCATAAGGTAGTTATTATGCCTTACCAGACATTTCGCCTAAATGTTCTGGATACCCCGCCATACAATGCTGATTTTGACGGAGACGAGATGAACTTACATTGTCCGCAAAGTATCCAAACTATGAACGAACTTATGGATATCGCTGCGGTTCCGTATATGATTCTTGCGCCCCGTGATGGCAAGCCTATTATTGAGGTAGTTCAGGATACTCTTGTAGGCTCTTATCGCCTGACGAAGGATTTTACAGAGATTCACGATAAAACTATGGCAAATATTCAAATGGTTAATAGCTATTTCAAAGGAAGTTTGCCAAAACCTAAAAACAAATATATTTATAACGGAAAGGAGGCATATTCCCAAATATTACCTCCTGGACTCTTCATAAATAGAAAAAATAAGAAAGATGAGAAAGTAATTATCAACAACAGTATTTTGGAGAGCGGTAATCTGGACAAAGTAGTATTTCACGGTATTTCAACAGGATTAGTTCCAGTAATCTATCACGATTATGGACCATTTGAAGTTCGCAAGTTTTTAGATAACACACAGCGCCTTGTATGTAGATGGTTGCTTACAGCAGGCTTTAGTGTCGGTATCAGCGACCTGGTAACAGATAAAAAGACCGATGAACATCTAAAAAACAAAATTAAGGAAATGCAGACGAAGGCCTATAATAAGCTTGATGAAATTAGAAGAGGGACGCATGATAATAATGGCATCTTGAATAACGAGGATTATATTGAGAGAGAACTCATCGGTATCTTGAATGAAACGACGAGCGAAGTAGGAAAAATCGGATTCTCGCAAATTGACGAAAAAACCAACCGTATGATTAATATGGTTAAATCGGGTTCCAAGGGCAAAGAAATTAACATTTCCCAGATGATTGTATGTGTCGGGCAGCAGAATGTGGATGGCAAGCGCATTACATACGGATTCACTGATAGAACTCTTCCGCATTTTACAAAGTATGACGATGGCCCCGAAGCAAGGGGGTTCGTTAAAAATAGCTTTATATCAGGCTTGAAACCGCACGAAGTATTCTTTCACGCTATGGGTGGTCGAGAGGGTCTCATTGATACTGCTGTAAAAACATCTGAAACAGGATACATTCAAAGGAGGTTGGTAAAAGCTATGGAAGATTCAAAGGTTCATTATGATAACACCGTGAGAACTGCCGACGGCACAATTATTCAATATATTTACGGAGAAGATGGAATGGATGGATGTAAAATTGAGGTTCAGGTAATAGATACTATTTATAAAAATAATATTGAGCTGGACTTTGAATATAATTTAAAAAGTACCGATAATATCAATATCCATATTACAGAGGACGCCTTTAAGACTATCACACCCAATACATATGCCAGGTGTAATGAGCATTTTGATAAAATGATTGAGGATAAACTGTTCCTAATTAAGAAAATCTATAATCGCGATAAAAAGAATGTCATTAACTATCCTATACCATTTAGCCGTATTGTTACGACGGCGCACAATAGAATAAAATCTATTAACATTACGGCCATCAAGACCGATTTAAGCCCAGATTATATCTTGGATAACATTGATAATCTAATAGACAAACTGTATATTAAAAATCGCAAGCAAGGAATGCGATATCTCCACATCTTGCTGAGACAATATCTAAATCCTAAAAAATTAATATTCCATTATCATTTCACCGTTGAAATATTTGATTGGATTATTTCGCAAATCATTGAGTATTTCAATCAGGCAATTGCGCAACCTGGGGAAATGGTGGGAATTATAGCGGCACAGACGATTGGTGAATTGGGAACGCAGATGACTCTTGATTCATTCCATGTCTCCGGTACTGCGGCGGCTGTCAAGGCTACTTCGGGAGTCCCTCGTCTAAAAGAAATCTTGTCGGCTACCAAGAAGACTAAAACGCCTACACTAACTATATATATGAAGAATGATATTTCGTGTGTCATTAATCCTATAAGAAATGAGAGCGGCGATTTCAAGGATGATAGGATTGATATTACTAAGAATCATGCGATGAATATTAAAAACTCTATTGAGATTACTAAATTGTCGGATATTCTAAAATATACGGAGATATACTGGGATAATGGCGAATATTACGAGACGAATATTGAAGAAGACAAGGGTATTATGAATATATACAAAGAATTTGAAGAGATGAACGGAAACGCTGCGAAGTCTAAGAGCTCTTCTCCGTGGGTTCTCAGGCTGGTATTTGACAAATTCAAAATGCTTTCTTATAATTTGAAGATGATTGATATTTATACAAAATTGAATACGGCTTATGATAAATATATTGAGTGTGTATATAGCGATGATAATGCAGAGGAATGCGTGTTTCGCATCAAGCTTACGGATAGTGCTCTCAAAGACGGAGATGAGATTGCTACAATCAAGGCTATTGAGCACAATATCGTACATCAAATATTATTGAAGGGTTATAAGGGCATTAAGAAGGTATCGCTGGATAAGAAGAAATATTATAGATATAATGATGATACTAACAATTTTGATGAAATGCTTGAATGGGTATTGGATACTGACGGAACTAATTTGATAGAATTATTGTCAAATCCGAATATTGATAGTACTCGTACGATTTCAAATGATATCCGTGAAATCTATGATACGCTGGGCATTGAAGCGGCACGATATGCCTTATACAAAGAGCTGCTTATTGTTACGAACGAGGGTTCTATGAATTACAGACATATGTCGCTACTCATAGATACTATGACATACAAGGGGCAATTGATGTCAATTGACAGGCACGGAATTAACAGAGGAGATATTGGGCCACTTGCCAAATCTTCTTTTGAAGAAACTACGGATATGTTGATTAACGCAAGTATTTTTGCGGAATACGATAAGGTAAATGGAGTATCGGCAAATGTTATGTTAGGCCAACAGCCTCCGTGCGGTACTGGAGATAGCAAGATATTGATTGATGAAGAGTATATGATAGAGCTATTGAAAGATGTCAAAGATACAAATCATATGCTAACGAGTATAAATGAGGCTGATGAATCTGGCGAATATGGAGACAGAGACGAAGAAGTAAGAGAAGACTTTAACGAAGATGATTTGCAGATTGAGTTCAATCTCGATAAAGGGATTGAGGGTATGATTAGCAAATGCTATAAATTGCCAGAACAAAAAATAAAATACATTTAATGACTCAGTATATCATAGAGGTATAGAGGTATAGGCGGGGGTTATGTATATATTATTATATGGCGTGAGTTATGGGGGAACTGCTTTTATTAAGTGTGTTAGGGTGTTTCAATATTTTTTTTATATCTTCATCGGCTTCATTCAATTCGTTATAGATAATCTTATTATCATCTATAAGTTTTATTAAATGATAGCTGACGAATGTCTTTTCTATTTTTCTATATAAAATAATTAGAGGCCTCTTTAATATCTCGGTGTGATTATTATTATCGCCTGCATTAAAAAACTTGATTGATACTTTTAAATCTTTGCTTCCGGCTCTCTTAGATACTTCAGCGCCCTTGCCATAATCTATGCGGTGATGTATAACCATAATATTGATATTTAAATTGATAGACATTTGTTTCAATAATATATCGCCGTAATATTTAATGGCTTTCGTAGATTCTATGATATTCATTATTTTTTTGCGCTCATCTGGAGCACTCTTATAAAAGTAATCTTCCAAGAATATTCGTGTCGTCTTAAATGTCTTGTTCGTTTTATTTACTATATTCATAGTATTTATATATGTATATTTGAAATGTGGATCCTTAAATAGCATATCTATCTCATTTTTATAATCCAAATCAATATCTGGTGTATTGTTTAATAATAATTCCTTGTATTCCTTGTAAGTATATCCCACAATATCTTCAAATGTGATAATATTATTTATTCTGCTCTTGTCATATTTAAGCAGATACTCAAAAAGCTCATAAATATTCTTATCAGTATAAGTAGAATCTATATAGCGCAGCTTAGACCATATCTTTTTCTTATATTTCATCCATTTTCTCGCAAGAACTTTTTCAATTCCTTTCCAATTTTCGGGAATATGCTGATATTGATTTTTTTTCTCATTTTGCTTATCGCTATTATCAGGCGACTTAGATTTTTGCAGATTATTTTTGAGCTCATAGAAACCAATATTTGCATTCGCACTCGCATTCGCACTCGGCAAATAATCACCATTATTAGTTATTTTATCAGGAACTCTTTCAGATACCAAGTACTGTGTGAATATCAAATCATCCCCGTCTTCCTTAATATTATTTGAAATATCACCTATATAATTATATCTGGAATAAGCCAAATCATTGGAATACCATTCCTTAATATTTTTCCTTGAATATATATTAATGCCTTCGAGCATTATCTGCAATTCTCTCATAATTCTTTTATCGCTGCTGCCGCTGCTGCTGCCGACATTATTCAATAAGGTTTTAATAATTTCTTTGCGGGATTTTTTAGAAAGGTCATTATAATATTTATCATCAAATCTTGCATCAAGCAATTTATCATAGATGTGCTTTCTCATATCTTGCCACCGTTTATCTTCCTTTGAATATTTACCGGTATCATTGTATTTATTCAAGATATTGCTGATAATTACACGGTTACCACTATAAGCCTCGTCCTTAAATAACAAATTACTTCTTATTAATCCTTTTTTTTCTTTAGCTATATCTCCTATATCAACAGATATATCTATTTTTTCAAATCTTTTAACAATAAAAGAATACAAGGTTTTATCTATAAAAATATCGAAGTTATCACCTGCAATATCCTCGCTAAATATAACATTTTTTATATTCAGGCGTTTAATAATTAAATCGAGCATAATTATTGAGAGTTTTTGGAATTTAATAATACATATAACAGTATTGTTTTTTTCCAATATAATTCTATTGATTGAGAGGTCTTTATTTATTATCAATGTTCTATATATTTGATTTTTGGCGCCAATATCTTTCCGCCCTTCTAATTTTATTATAATTTCATTTCTTATAGCTTTCATATTTTCTAAATTACCATAGAAGTTCTTATTGGTTTCGCTGATATTCACTGAACATTTATTTAATATTTTAACTATATTTTTATGATTATCAAGATTAAAAAATCTGCCCTCCTTTTTATTCAGGGATTTTGATATTATAGGTTCATAATATGCTACCTCGTTATCCTTCGCTTTATTTTCAGATGAAGTCATTAACATAATGACTTTCGTTTTTTTCCCGAGATATAAAAGCAGGTCATTTATTGTGGAATAGCGAGGACATACAATGCTTACATCACTATGTGGTTGCCCAATCTCTACATCCCACAAGACAATCAGCTTATTATATATGATTGCAACTAATGTATATAAATAATGAATAACATTTCCTGAGAGATTCTCTTCCGACTTTAAATAATTAATGAACTTTGTATAAGATTTATATATACATAATAATCTGGATTTTTGATAAAGGGATTTCTCGCTATTATTCTCAATATCTGGAATATCAATAGTCGGATTAGCGGTCTTGGCATATTTAAAGAATTCAGCATATAACTCTTTGTTTAATTCGGGGATAACTGGTTCTATATCAGAAAAATCCTTGAATACATTTCCATTTTCAAGAGATAAAAACTTCAAGATATCCAGCTTATCCTCTATATTTTTTATAAAATCTTCTTTGGTAATTCCCAATAAATAAGCTATTGAATTGATAATATTAGTCGTATTATTCAAGCCTTTTCTTAATACACAGTTATGTTTATTAATGTTATTATTTGATAAACAATTTTTCGTATAATCTTTGTAATCATCAAATAATATATAATACAGTTCTTTTTGTATTCCTCCAAAGCGATTTTTAGGAACAGGTATTTTATTCATAATATAATTCTTATCATTCTCGTTAATCGGATCATCGGGAGTTTCCTGAACATATTCTTTTTCTTCTTGTATATCTTGTATATCTTGTATATCTTGAATATCTTTGCCTTCACCCTTTTTCTTCTTATCTTCAGCTTTTTTCTTCTTTTCCAAATCTTTAATTGCTCTTTTAGATGGCGGTTTAGCTATATTTTTGCTATCAACTAACTTAGTAGTTTTTTCGGGATTTCTTTTGCCACAACAAGGAATCTCTATATCTCCTTTGAGTAAATAGACAAATCGCGATTTATTTTCATTTTTCATATTTGCGTTCATCATAATTGGTTTCTCATTTTCTTCTGGACATTTAAGAGATTTGCCCTGGGTTTCATCGAGTGGAATATTACTTATAGGACACCATATACGCGGGCAAGTATAAAAATTCTTGTTTTCTTCGCTACTTCCATATTCAATATAGTTATCAAAAACCTTCTTATCGTACGGGTCATATCCCTTGGCTTTTAACATTTCAATCTCTTCTTTTTTGAGAACAAGAGGCTGATACTCCTTTTGGCATTTTCTTGCAGGATTTTTGCCTTTTCCACGGTCTTTGTACAGCTCTTTGTCAGCATTATTTAATTTATTAATCAAATAATTATTATCATTCTTACTATTCTTATCACCACCCGAACTTCTATTATTGAAGTTATCATTATTAAATTCTTCTTCGTCAAACTTAAAACTGTCGCTTGATTTTGATGATGATTTTTTGGGAGAAGATGATTTTGAAGAAGATTTTTTAGGAGAAGTTATTTTTTTCGGTTCAGGTAAAACAATCTTGGCAGGTATTTTTTTCTTAGGACCAGGTACAGGCTTTATTTCGTTTCTGATATCCTCAATAATATGCGAGAGCCAATATTTTAAATTATCTAACTCTATAAAGGAACTGGTCTTTTTAATATCTACATAGAAGTCTATATTATTATTGTATTCCTTGATTATTATGATGGTCTCTTCTTTTTCGCTTATATCGGTATTATTTGGCTTTATATTTTGTATTTCGGCTTTTTTATTAATAACACCTTTAATATAGTTTATTGTGGTATTTATTCCCATATCTTTTAGCACTGCCAAGATTTCTTCAAGTGTAGATTCCTGTATTTCACTTCTATTTATTATAAAATTATCTAAGTCAAACCCTATAGAATTGCCGGCGATTCTCTTGTATTTAAAAACGCCCTTAGATTTTTTCTTATTAAGCACAAAATCCTCGAATATTTTTGTGTATGTCCCTACCCTTTTAATTAATTTCTGATATTCTAAATTGTCTATTGAATAGTTAATTCTGAGATTAATATCTATCTCTTTGAAAACTGCATTTATATTGAACTTCTTTAAATATCTGACAATATCATCCTTAATATGTATTATATTGTTTTTATTCTCGCCATTATCTATGTCATATTTAAAAGCCAATTTGAAAATTCCCTCTTTAAATATTGATAGTTTGATGTTCCTATTCTTGTAATAAAGGTTAATGACAGATATATCCTTGCTTTCTTTTTTAGCAGCATTTAGTTTAAACTTGTAATCCAAATATTTCTTTTCGAGTGTGTGATATTTATACAATTTATATACTGCATTATTATTATTCGCAAACTGTATCAACTGGATTTCTTCATTAGTTTTAAATTTATCAAATAGTACCATAAGTGGCTCCATATTTTCTATTTCCATTCTATACTCAAATATAACCTCGTTATAATATTCGTTCTGTTCTACAACTTTTAATACAGGCAGATTATAGAGCTTTACTATAGATTCCTCATCCTTGATAAGTTTAGCTATGGCTTCAATATTTACCTCTTCATTTTTATTAAAATAATATTTATTATCATAATCAAAGTCATTGCGAAAAACTATATTTATTGAATCATTATTGAATAATTCGTCATTATCATTATTGATATACTCTATAGATTCTTCGAGTTTTTTTGATGCCCTGTCTTTAGATTTTAAGGGATTAACATCATAACCTTTCCAATAAATATTTTTAATATCGAAAAGCAATGGTTTTCCTAAAGTTTCATCCCAGCAATAATAAGGAAATGTCAGCTGTCGCATAGGCTGTTGCTTTGGCTTATCATTTTCATAATTATATATATGATATGCTATTTTATTTAATGCATCTTTTATATTATTATCTTGAAATATATATTCATTTATAACGATATCATTAGGCTTATATTTATTGCCTATATTGCTCGTATTATTATCAAATATGTATTTGATATACTTATTTTCAGATATCCACCTTTTGACAATAACAGGCTTTAATAATTCCATTATATATCTAATCTATTAAGAAGAAAAACATATTATTTTAATATATTAATATAGAAGAATATAAATTATGAATTCGTCATTATTAATAAATGATTTAATAAATGTCTTAGAAGGTGTTAATAAGCAAAATGCAATGACTAAAGACGAAATTTTAAATTCTAAATTAGAAAACAATCCTATAATAAAGGATTTAGGAAATATTCTAAATAAAAGCTTTGAAGATTTTATAATAGATAATAATGAATTGACAAAAAATCTAAATGATGCAGTAAGAACGAGAGAAGAACAAGACAAATTGACCACGCCTGCTACTCCTGCTACGCCTGCTACTCCTGCTACGCCTGCTACGCCTGCTACTCCAGCTACTCCTGATACTCCTGATACTCCTGCTACTCCTGCTACGCCTGCTACGCCTGATACGCCTGCTACGCCTGATACTCCTGAAAAGAAGGATAATGAAGATGACGAAGATGATGATATAATGGGGAAATTTAAATGGGTATTAATAGGAATAGGAATATTTGTATTTCTAATTATATGTGGTGGATTAATATATTATTATTATTCTTCTTCACCTGCAGAACCAGAAATAAATATGTTAGATAATAATCAAGAATATCAATATAATAGAGAGCCTTCTTATGTAAGATCGGCGCCGGCAGCGCCAGCGGTACCAGAAGCATTACCTGTTCAATCTTCATTCTTCTCTTTCTCTGCACCCCAGCAGGCTCAGCCAGCTCAGCCAGCTCAGCCAGCTCAGCCCATCCAACAGGCTCAGCCCATCCAACAGGCTCAGCTGGCTGAGCAAGAATATTCTTATATGTTGCCATTTTCATTTTCTCAAAATTCTAAAGAACAAATTGACAATTTGCAAGATACAGTAAGAGGGAGTGTTAAAAAAGTATCTATTAAAGAAGAGCCTGTTATAGAAGAGCCTGTTAAAGAAGAACCTATAAAAGAAGAGCCTGTTAAAGAAGAACCTATAAAAGAAGAGCCTGTTAAAGAAGAACCTATAAAAGAAGAGCCTGTTAAAGAAGAACCTATAAAAGAAGAGCCTGTTAAAGAAGAACCTGTTAAAGAAGAGCCTATTAAAGAAGAAGAGCCCGAAGATGAAGATACAAGCAGCAGCGATAGCAGCGATAGCGAATCAGAAGAAAAAATAGAAAAGGCCGAAGATACAAGTAGCAGCGATGGCAGCGATGGCAGCGATGGCAGCGACAGCGAATCAGAAGAAAAAATAGAAAAGGTCAAAGATGCAAGCAGCCGCAAATCAGAAGAAAAAAAAGATAATGAGGAAGATAATAAAATTATAGGGGGCTATAGGGAGGGAGGGAGAGGAAGAGGGAGGGGAAGAGGGAGGGGAAGAGGAAGAGCAAATACGAGAAATAATGTCAAAAATAAGGATACGGGATTTAATTATATTATAAATAAAATATTTAATAGTGTAAAATAAAGATAATGATTATGAATAATAATATAATATATTATGTCTGAATATATATGTTATGTAGAACCCTATTAATATTCCTATAATTATTAATATTAAAAACATAAATGAGTTTGATATTAAATAATACAAAATATATAATAATATAATTAAAAGTGGATAATAGCTATTAGCATTTTCTATTAATGAAAAAATAATGTTCATTATATTCTATAATTTTAATGATATTTTAAATTACCAACTGTTTTAAGTGCCCCACGCGTATATCAGTGTTAATCATAATTTGATAACCAGCATTTATGATATTTTTTGAAAACGCAACATCCTCACTACATATATCTCGGATTACCTTTCCATCATCTGCTATAATTATATTTAATTCAGAGTCAAAATATGGATATCGCATTTTATCAAAAACCTCTTTTTTAACCGCCATAAATCCCATTCCAGTATAGGCAACAGGATAATATTTGAAAGAAGTTTCTTTTTTCCATACATCAATTTCTTCAGGAGTGCTAAACTTAAATGTTCCATTTTCTTTGAAATAATTAATATCCCAATCTTTAACAAACGCATAATTTGTCAAGTCCGCCATTCTATACATACCTGCAACAACTGGATGATGCTCAGTTGATTCAATTAATTCTATAACTTGTTCGGGAGTAAATATAATGTCGCTGTCGATCGTAACCCACAAATCAAAATCTTCATTATTAAAAGGCTTTTGAGTATCCCCTCTTAGCGTATCCAACCCCAGAGTTTTCATTCTTACAAATGAAACATACGAACCAGTAGCGGGCGAAATCAATATATCATATTTGCGCATATCCATAACCTTACTTATTGTAGAAGTCCAAGAAATTAAAAACTTAGAACTAAAATTATCCCCAGGCAAAGCAAAGATAACTCGCTTCATTTTAACAGGCACCCCATTATTACCCTCTGCCGCCGTCGTCATTGTCGCTGCTGTCGCTTGAGGAGGCACATTAGGCTCTTGTGTCTCGACAATTGATACTTGGGTATCTGGGACGGATTCGCTCGCTTCGTTCATTATATTTAATATTTGATATTATTTCTTATATCATTTTACGAGGAGATTATAAATGTATATAAAATATATTTGTATATTATAATATAATATATATATAATGTCTAATGATCATTATAATTATGATAATATAATTTATAATATCGAAATAGATAATGAGTCTCCAAGATGTTCTCAGCCTGCCAAAATCAAGAAGCAGTTGAAGCCACATCAATTAGCTTGCTTATATAAGGCGATTATGATGGAAAATCATAGAAAAATTAGATATACTACTGGCGAAGAAATAGAATCTAATATCGGTATTTTGGGTGATATTGTGGGATATGGCAAAACGCTAATAGCGTTGTCTATAGTAGCTCATAATAACCTTGATAATATTCGGGTTAATAATGAGAAAATTATTAGTTATCATAGTTCGAGGGCTTATAATTATTTCAAATTAAGCTCTATAAATAAAAATATAGCAGTTTTAAATAAAATCATTAATTCTACATTAATCGTAGTTCCTCGAGGCCCCGTATATGTCCAATGGGAAAGAACATTGCGTGAAAGCACCAATTTGAAATATCTTGCTATTGAAAATCTTAACTTTATAAATAAGCATATGCCAAAATACGATACAGACCGTGATGAAATTATCAACTATTTCAATCAATATGATGTAATTCTTATAAAAAATACCACACTATCTATATTATTTAAATATTACGACCCTCATTATTTATCATTATACAAAGAGCATAAGCATTCTTCATATATCTATAAATGGAAGCGTGTCATAGTTGACGAATGCCACGATATTATTAATAAAATAGAAGGTTTGTCCTATTTATATATTTGGTTAATTAGCGGAACTTATTTGAAATGTGAGCGCATTTATTCATCATCTGTTTCATTGCATCATAATATTAAGGAGTTTATTAAAGAGGAATATCTCAATTTTATGCTTGTTAAATGTAATAAGGAGTTCGTAAAAGAGAGCTTTAATATCCCTCCAATTATAGAGACGTTTTATTTATGTAAGATGTCAAAATATTTGAAGGTAATTAAAAATTACATAAATCAGAATGTTCTTGAAAAAATTAATGCCAATGATATCTCAGGGGCTATCAAAGAATTGGGTGGTAAAAATGAAACCGAGACAGGAATAGCTAATTTGATATGTGCGGATATGAACAAGGCTATTCATAACAAACATAAAGAGAAGGATTATATTACTTTGCTGGATATAGCCGACGATGTCAAGGCTAATAAATTGAAGATGATTGAACTGGAACTTATCAATTTGAACGAAAAACTGAAGGATTTGACTGAGAGGATATCAGAGATTGAAAGTAAAACTTGTGCAATTTGTTTGGATAACATAACACACCCTATAATTTTGGATTGCACTCACATATTTTGTGGAAGTTGCATTATTAATTTATTAAATAGTCGTGGAATGGCGGGCGATAATATCAAGAGGTGTCCTAATTGTCGCAAAGAAATAACAAGTACCGAAAATTTGACAGCAATTGTTCCAGAGAAAAAAGAGGAGGCTGTAAAATTATCTAACAAAGATTCTATTGGAAAAGGCATATTAAGCAAAGAGGATACCTTGATTGAATTGATATTAAATAACAGAGCTGGCAAGTTCATCATATTCAGTAGAGTAGATGCGGCATTCTCTAAAATTACCGAAATACTTACGACTAACAATATAATACACGCATGCCTCAAAGGGAACACCAACCAAATGATGAATATCCTTAATAACTTTAAATACGGAAATACTAATGTTATTCTGCTAACCACGCAATATGCTGGTTCGGGCATTGATATTAGTGTCGCCACAGATGTAATAATATTACACTCTATGGATGCTGATAAACAGCAGGCTATTGGAAGAGCACAGCGTGTCGGGAGAATAGCCCCGCTCAAAGTACATAATCTATGTTATGAGCACGAACTAAACCAAAATGAAAACCTCGTTATTAACAATTAGATATTAGATGTTAGATGTTAGATATTACTTTGGTATAACCTTTGCATAACAAATATAATAAAAATTGATATTGATTTATATATAATAAATATAACAGATATAACAGATATAACAGATATAACAGATATAACAGATATAACATAGTATATAATATAATATACTATTGACAATATCAATTTGTAAAATGCCAGATGATAGAAATGCACTGAATGGCTCTAATATAACTGGAGTGAATACCGGCCAGGCGAGCATCACAAGCCATTCTTGCAATATTAATAAGAGAATACCGAGATATAAGATGGGTGATGATAATGTTATTAAGATATCTAATGATAAACAAAAATATTATTTGAATATTGCTGCAAAAATTGCAACAAAATCGCCGGTTTATACGCACAAACACGGTGCCATCATAGTATATAAAGATATTGTAATTTCATCGGGATACAACTTTTATATAAAGGGAAATAGTATGCACGCCGAAATATCTGCGATATCAAAAATAAACAAGAAGTACAAGGGAATTCTTAATGAATGTGATATCTATGTTGTAAGAATAGGTCCTAATAGCTTAGATAATCCTCTTAAATATTCGCGCCCTTGCATTGATTGCGAAAGCACTATTATGAAATACAATATTAAAAATGTCTATTATTCAACATCTTGCGAATATGATATAGTACATGGTGCTATTCATAATAAAAATAAATGCAAATGTTTTTTATAATAAATACGATGTAGGGGCTTTAGCAGGGCTTACCGAATTACAATGTGAGAGATACTTTTGGGATAATTCTCTTAATATTCTTTTTTACCACAGTTTCGCGGTCATCTTCAAATATTTTTTTAAGCAATTCTTCACCCGAAAGCTCGTTATATTTAATTATTTTTGTTTTAATATCATTCATTTTGATAGGAACCTTGCATTCTTTAACATTCGTTTTAATTCTCCCGTGCTGCGTATTAAGGTCGTTATATTTATAATTAAACATAAACCCCTCTATTTTAGTATTTAAAACTCGCTGATAATTCTTGCGCTCTTTCATAGCAATGCTTAGTTTTCTAATCTGGTCATCATATTTAAACCAGTCATTCACAAGATTTTTAAAAGTTTCCAATTCTTCCGGCGTAGGCTCGTTGCTATTATTGTTAATAATATCATCTACAATATTCAAATTATCCATTATATATTATAATTGCCTATTATCCTTAAATTATTTTTTTGCTCCTTTTACAGGCCTTGCTTTGGGTCTCGATATAGGCTTGACTATAGGCTTGGCAATAGGCTTGACTATAGGCTTGACTATAGGCTTGGCAATAGGCTTGACTATAGGCGCAATGAATTTTTTCAAATCGGCTAATTCTCTGTTTCCGTCATACTCGCTCTTTTTGCCACGCGAATACTTAATTATCGTAGGATATCCCTCAATACCCTTGTTGTATTTTGCTGGAAGATGCTCGAAGTTATTTGCCTCCACATTTACTATAGTTATATCTTTCTTATTTTTAATGCTATCGCACAATTTATTCCAAGTAGGTTTTAATTGAATACAATGACCGCACATATCCGAGTAATATAATATGACTATATTGTCCCCTGCAATTATAGCATCATTAACTACTTTCTTATTATGAAGATTCAAATAATAGAACATCAAAATCAAATCTTCTATTTATATATATTATTATTTTATCTATCTTAATATAAATAGAATTATGAATAATTATTATGAAGTTATAAACACTGAAGCAGGGCAAAAAGAATATAATATGAAGGAATTGAGTTCTAAAATATCCTGTGCTAATATGTCTGCGTTATCAAAAAAATATACTGATAACCAGAGATTTCTATTTGATGCCAATATTAATATGGAGTTATGTAATAGCCACCATTTTTATTTTGATAATTTGGACGATATAAAGAGCAGGGAAAATGGCCTTTTATCCGGGATGTCTGTTGGCAAAAAGAGTTGCATTTACAAGAAGCCCTTTTATAACGAGGGTGATTGGACTTTTCAATATGGTATTAGTGATACTTTTAAAAACCAATTGAACTCTTTTGAACTGTTTGATTATCAATCCAAGGCAAAAACCGCCAAAAACTTTAAAAAAGAATGTTCGGCTGATATAAATTTTAAATCCCTCGGCGAATGCGAAAAAGGCCCCTTCTCGACCTATGTGAGTACCTTTGCAACTGATCACGATAATTGTGTATAAAATTGCATCTAAAGCGCATACGAATATAAAAATTGATTGGATTATATACTTTGATATTATTATAAGACGCTATGTTTTATGTTGATGCGAATCCTGAAAACATTCTCAAGCTTAATATTGCAAATCACAAAAAGCTCAATAATATTACTAAGGTTATTATCGCTAAAATGAAGGTGATTGGCGAATCATCACACGAAGATTATTTTAAATTGAAAAATATCGTTGCAATTTATGTAAATGAAGAGATTAAAACGATGCACACACGCGATATTAATGATATAATTGGTGATTACGGATTTGATAATGCCGTATATTGTTATAAAAAAAATTATAGGATATTGGATAATATAACTGTGCGAATGCTAATATATAATATTATCTGTAATACTTATATTATGATTATTGATATGGAAAAGAAGGAAGCTATATGCAAGATTCAGAGCTATATTGTTGCCAAAAAAAATAGAAAACAATATATGAAAAAAGTGAATATAAGGCGTGAGAGTGATTACTTAATTGACAAAGTTAATAATGAGATTAAATGTGATGATGCGAAGCTAATATTGAAAACTATAATTAATAAATTCATCAACCGAACTATGAAAGCTCTTGATAAAGCATAGTATTGCGATAATCATCAATAAACAATCTAATAATTCTATATTTCTCCCTGCTTATTTTTTTGCCCATATCAGTATTTATGTTATTCATCAAGATATTAGTGCGATTTTCTATGTTATCTATGACACTGCTTATATTACTATGTTTATTTACAATCCCATATGTGAAATATCTGGATATTCCTATCGCTCCAAGCGAATCTATACGGTCGGCATCTCTTACACAATCCAATTCAATAGATTTATATGAAGGTGAATGCGAATGTGAAGGCTTTGTGCCATTATTAGTATTAGCCAATTCAAGAGATAAGCTTACATTACAAGCAATCTCTATAATATTTTCTAATATATCACAATCATCTATTAAATTATTAAAGAAGCCCCTCAATACATTTTCTTGCGTATCCTCATTATTATTGCTATATTTACTATCATTGATATCGTGAGTCAGAGCAGCCAATTGAATTATAAATATTTGCTTTTCACTTAGATTTTCGGATATTGCCAGAGTCGTAGCCATATTTTTAACTCGCATAGCGTGCTCAAAACTATGCGAATCATCATATTTTTTCATATAATCCTTAGCAAAATCCTCGGTAAGAATAATAATTTCTTCATTACTCAAGGCGACAAATGAGGTATCCATATTATAAATTGCATATAATATTATAAATCCTATCACTTTTTATTTTTATTTTGCTATATTTTATTTACTTTTTACTTGACTTTGCCCATAAGGCTGTTTTTTCTATTGGTGGTAAGTTTGATCTCATTATATCACGAATTGTTACTTCAGCAGGTAAAACAGGTTATTGATAAGGAAACTGAACAGGAAACTGAACTGGAAGCACTCTATTTGATGTTGCACTCGATGCTCTCAATGCTTTTTCTGTTGCTCTCGATGCTCTCAATGCTCTTTCTGTTGCTCTTGTTTCTCTCAATGTTGCTCTTTCTGTTGCTCTTGATGCTGCTCTTGATGTTGTTGCCACTGTGCTTTTTCCTTGTCTTTGTAATTTTTCAATTTCGGCATTTATTTCCTCGATTTCTGTTCTAAGCGGTTCAATCTTATCTACTATTTTTCTGTTTTTATTAATATTTGTAGAATCTTGATCATTCATTGTACTTTGAATTTGTTTAAGACCTTTACTATATTCGCTAACAAGAGGCGCTAATTTATGTTGCAAAATTGCTATTTCGTTTGCATTATTATCTGCTGACGCTGCTGGCGCTGCTGACGCTGCTGGCGCTATCCTATTACTTTTACCTGTTGAAAAAGCGTGTCCGCCGCCATTTTTGCGGGGGTTTATGGAGGGGTCTTTTGATATGTTGTATATGTATAGGGCAAAATTGAAAAATACAAGGATTATTATACTGACACGCAAATAAAAATACCAGTCATATTTTATGTCATCATCTTTGCTATAGACATCTTTCTTTTTCAATAAAAAAAATACTATAAATATCAAGAAAAGAGCTTCAAATAATACGAAAATATAGATACTATATTTGTGGTTTGTATCAGTAATAATCACGGATAGTAAGAATGTATTTAGGATAGCTAGTATCAAACATATATATGTGAGTAATTCATCATTTCCTATTAGCTTATCTAATTTGTTTGTCATCGGCGAACATCTATAATATATAAATATATTATTATATATATTATCATATATGGATAATAAACTCGCAATTATTATTGATATTCGTGAGGACTCATTATATAATGATATATTTGACAGAGATTTAGATATTTACAAAGATAAAATAGATATAACAAAGGCGCCCTTAGATCTTGGGGATATTCATATTAAATACAATGATATTCTATATATATTTGAAAGAAAAACGGTAAAGGATTTGATTTCTTCTATACACGACGGAAGATATAGAGAGCAGAAGGCTCGAATGCTCTCTATATATAATACAATTCAATTATCATATATTATAGAGGAGGATGATGTCATATCATCAAAAATATATTCAAATAAATCGGCTATTCAAGGAGCCTATATAAATACTATGTTTCGCGATAATATTCGGGTTTTATTCACCAAGAAGATTAGCGAAACTGCAACACTTCTCTTGTCAATCGCCGTAAAAATAATAGAGAATCCTAAAAAGTTTATTTTGGTAAATGCCTGTGCAGAAAATGGAGCAGCAGAGCCTTGCTATACTGATTATATTAAGCTTAAAAAAAAGAAAATAGATAATATAGACGAGGACACCTGCTATATTATGCAGTTATCACAGATTCCTCATATTTCAAATATAATAGCAAAGAATATTGCCAAGATATATCCTACGATGCCTAATTTAATTACGAGTTTAATGGACAATGACAATAAAATTAAGGAGCTATGTAAGATAGATGGCATAGGCAAGGAGAAAGCTTATACAATTGTTAAGTATTTATTTGGAGACAAATGAGAATAGCTTGTAATCGGCAATAATATCGCGAAATATCCTGATATTATTAATAATTTTCAGATCCCCGATGTTTTGGCTATTGAATATATCACCCAATATATTAGTTTCCATAGATGCCTCTTTTTCCTTATAATACACGAGGGCTGTATTATATTCTATAATAAACTTCTTATTATTCAGTGCAATAATATATTTATAATTTTTATCATAATTAATTACCTTATTTATAATATAGATTGCTTCCCTATTCTTGTCCCTGCAATTATCCTTCTCATATTGCCATATTTTGCTCATCCCATCACTAATATAAGCTGTTGATGTAATTAGACCTGTCTTGATATTTTTAGTGATTTTAATATCTACCTTCAATGTACCTGTCTCAATATTTTTATCAGCTTTTTTCAATTTCTCCTTATCTGTCTTAATAATCTCGTTTCCACAGACACCATTCCTTTCAGGTTCGCCAGATGCCGCCTTAGTTGCGCGAGATTTAATAGATTTAATAGATTTAATAGATTTTCTAATTTTAGGTTCTTTTGGCTCGGTTAATACATTGATGTATTTGTCAAATAATAGCTCTTTGACTGCCATTAATTTTAGATTATCCAATCTGTTTTTTCGGCGCATTATATCCTGATACATCGGTTTAGTTTGTAAATCATTATCAACTTTCTGCCAATACTCATCGTCCTTCTCATATCCTGGCAATTGTTCAATACACAGGGCATATAATTGCAGAATAGGTTTCATAATTTGATTTGTAATATAGTGAAGATAGTCTGGAGTCAAATTATTCTCTACAATATATTCAGGGTTTTCTATCCTGTCTCCTTGGAGAGAGTTAGGGTTATTCGTTTTTATATATACAAATGGGATGCGTTCGTTGACGCACGGGCGATTTCCCGGATCACGAGCACCTATTCTATCAGCCAAAACCTTGTGAGCAATTTTCGAAGGGTCTTTATAGGATGCTTTGATACTCTTCGTAATAACGAGCTCCTGAATTGATGTTTTGCCTTCAACAAGGTCCTTCAATTCTTCATTGAGAAACTCTATAGAAGCCGCCAAATCCTGTTTTTTCAATATGATATCTATGATGCCTCCATATACTTTCTTGACGATATGTGCATTGTCTCGCCTTTTCAATACAATACCCATAGACTTCTGCTTATAGCTATTAACATCAGTTTCATACAGGTTCCCAACATATCGCTTTTTACTAAGCAATATAAACGGATACAACGATTTTTCATAATTCAATTTCTGCGGCTTAGGCATTATCTTCGCTATCTCCTTTTCTACTATTTTCCCCATCTTGATAGCATAAGGCAATGCATCCTTTCCTAATACTATATTACCCTCTTCGTCTTTTAATGGAAACTTGCAGAAGATTGAATCAGTATCACCATATATAACATCGGCGCCGTAATTGTCCTCTACAAACTTCTTAGCCAACATAATCATTTCTCTTCCGGTTGCCGTGGTACACGCCGCAATTTCTTTCAAATATATAGATGATGTCCTGGCACCAATTTGACCATATAGCGAGTTTGCCGTGATTTTATAGGCAATCTGTCGCGAATCCAATACATCCTGTTCAAAGCTATTATAAGTATCTTCGACGGATAAAACAGTATTTTTTTGAATATTATAATTTTCTCCCGTATCAATATTCAGAATATTATATACATCGCCCTTGTCCGTACAGAACCCTGTATATGTATTCTTGCCATCCTTGAGTGTCTTGTATTCTATTTTTTTTCTTGTATTTTTGCGTTCAATCAAAAGCATATCCAAGATATCTGCTATGATTCCCTTGCGTCCGTCCTTGTATTGTACGAAGGTACATTCTTTTTCTCCTACTTTTTTCTTCTTATCTCCTTTGCCTTCGTATATATCATAATATATGTTCTTGTATTCTATATTAGGGTCTTGAACCCTATATTTTTCGTCCATCAAATAGCAATCGTGAGACAGATTATTTGAAATCATAGATGAAGGATATAGAGAGCCGTAATCAAATACTACAATCGGGTCATTTAAATATATCGCTTCTTTCGGGTCCAAGACAACTGCGCCTTCATAGCCGTCTTCCATATCTATAACATCATTATCATACGATTTAATTGTAGGAATAAGTGAGTTCTTTTCCATACATTGTTTGGCAATTAGAGAGAAAATCTTGATACCCTGTCCTCTGCGAAATAGGAAATTGAGAGGAACCAAGCATACATTGCCCATCCCAATATTATTCTCCATAATTTTTAATTTATGAATGAGCCTATTGACGAGACAGCAATCTTGGATACAATATTTCGCAATCTCGCATCTGTCTTTTGAATCGCCCTTAAACTTGGCGAATATTTCTTGCGGCTTCAAGTCATTCTTATTATCTCCGAGAAATATTGAGGCCACATTATCCAATTTATAACTATCTAATTTCTGTTCTCTCTGCATCACTTTAAGCAAATCAATTAATACGACACCGTCCATATCAATATATCTGAGGATATTATCTCCCATCGCAGAAGAAGATAATTTTTGCTCAATCAGAGATGTTTTGCGGGTTATCAATCTTCCCCAGCCTATACTGTATTCTTCCAATATCCCGAGCTCCTTAGCTCTGTCCCATATATAGGGCATATCAAAACCGAATATATTATAGCCTACTACAATATCCGAGTTCAATTCATTCATCAGCTCTTTCCATTTTATCAACAATTCTTTTTCCGTATTACAAGCGACTACATCGCAATCCTCAATTAAATCACAAGTATCCAATGTAATGATATTTTTATAAACAATTTTATCAGAACCGTATATATGCGTCGTGGTTCCTATTTGAATAATTTTATCGCCTTCGAGAGGAACCAATAACTTATCTAAAATCTTCGCAAGTTTAGTCTCTTCTTCATTCAATTGGGCAATCGTCATATTTACATCATTATCTTCTTCGGCTTCGTCGCCGGCATCATCACCAGCTTCGTCATCTTCCGATTTAGCAACAGAAGCAGAAATTTTATCAAGAATTGATATTATATCATCCATTCTATCTGCGAGAAGCCCAGGAATACTATCAATATAATTCGAATTGAGCTTCTTCTTAGCATATACCCGATTGATTTTTAGGTCAATCGCAGCATCAATTATAATATCCTTTTTATAGATATTTTTTAACCAACTAATTATAAAATCGCTCGTGTATTCATATCCGGCTTTTGCGACCAATGCCAAATCTTGAGCGACCTTGCTATAATTCTTTATGGCGACGGGAAAATCTCCGTGGCTACTGGAACATTCAATATCAAAAGATGTTATGAGAATAGGTGCTATTTTATTGATATCAAGTGGAATAATATCCTTGCTATTTATACTGATATTATAATCGCATCTGCACGAATCATCTCCATCTTTATATTTCTCAATTCTTACCCAACCGCAAGGTTTGATATTTTGAATATGAATATATTTAAGGAACGGGTCAATATTGCTCTCGTACGCCTTGAATCCCTCTTTTTCAAGGGTCTTAAAATAATACTTGAGATTATTATATAGTTTCAAGGATTTCACAGATATTTTAATGAAGCGGAAAAGCTTGTTATTAGTGAATCCCCAGAAATCCTTCTTTTCTACAGTGGATATGTTAGAGAAATGCGATAACATATTATGCGGGATAATTTTCTTTTCATATTTATTATTCTTGAATTGCGCCATATATTTGCCATTCAATAGCTTATCTTTGAATGTCGATACCTTAGTTTCAAACACCTTATCGCTTAGGCTTTCCCACGATTCGGGAGGTTTAATGTAAAAGAATGGTTTGAAGCAATTCACAACGGTCGATATGGTAGCGCCGTTATCACATACGCCGTATAAAATCATAGAATATATTTCGTCAAAATCCTTATCCTTAATTCTATCATTTTCCGGGACATATATGTCAGTAATTTGAAACTCTACGGGGCTTTTGTTAAGAGGTTCGTAGTTTTTTCTTGGTTTATCCATATTAAATAGATAACAGCAATTATTTAAATAAAAATTATAGGAATCAATTTTTAAATTATTATAAGTAATAGAAGCATGGAAATAAATACAGAGGGGTTAATTATCATAATTGTAACAATAATAGGAATATATTATATTTATAATTATTATTCTAATATTGGATTAATGAAAGTCAGGAGCAAAATAGATGATAAGGAATATACTGTGCAGATTAAAGATGATTCTCTCGAAGCTGCCAATTTAATAGCAAAAATACGAGAAAAGCTTGTTATATTAATGGAACATTTGGAAAAATCTTTTTCTCTTAATGATGAGCGCGTAAGATTACTAAAGAAGAACTTTAGGCCAGACAGATTAAAAGAGGGTGTTGATACTCCTGGATATACGAGCTATTCTATAAATAAAGGCGAGCAGATTGTTCTATGTCTTCGCAGTAATGATAAGTTAGTTGATTTAAATACTATGATTTTCGTCGTATTACACGAGTTCGCACATTTATCAACTGAAAGTATAGGGCATACTGAAGAGTTTTGGGATAATTTCAAATGGATATTAGAAGAATCAATAAATATAGGTATATATACGAAACAAGAATTCAAAGTAAAAAATATAGAGTATTGTGGTATGACAATAACTTCATCGCCCTTAGAATAGCCAGCTAATAGCCTTTTCTATAATTATTATAAATATACTAAGATTATCTTATCATTCCTTGAGACACTGGAATATTCTATATTTTACATTTTTAATTTTTAGAAATATCTGGTGTCTTTTTAATGTCTTTTTAAGTTATCATAATTATAATATAAATATATAGTAATCATCTAAATAGCCCGGCGTTGGGGCGGGTTCCCCCCCATAGGCAATAAATATTATATAAGATAAATACATAATATCTATATTATAATGATGAATAATTTAGTGGTATACAATAAGGATAGTAATCACTTTGAGCTATTCTTATATACAATAGTTATATGTATGATGATAAGCAAGAAATATACAGAAACTATTACAAATGATATAATACGGAGAAAAATAAATCAATATACAAATTGGAATATCTATTCAATATTTTTTAATCATATATTGATTAATTATTTTGACATTAATAATATCCTGATATCCAAGTTCATAGCTAACAATTCTTTAAATATATTTATATTATTTCACGCATTTATAATATATGATAGTAGGATATTATTTCAAGCCGTTGATAATTCGCCTTTTGTTCTCAATAAACTTATTAAAGGCATATCGGATAAGCGATTATTACAGACAGAATATATAATATGTAATATAATATTTCATATATTGCCCGTGTATTTTTATAAGGATACTTTGATTCATTATAAGTCCTATGATGATACGAAGAATATGTATTTATATACTATTATATTTAAGTTTATGTGGTCTCTTAATATATTCGGCAATTTCAATTTTATGTCTATTTATATTCCTTCATTTGATTTCTCGTATATTAAACTAGTAAATGTAATAGTCGTATGGGATTATATCTTAGATAATGCAATTATGAATCTCTCTTTATAGGATATGAAGATGGAGATATAAAGCTATATATATTCGGCAATTTCAATTTTATGTCTATTTATATTCCTTCATTTGATTTCTCGTATATTAAACTAGTAAATGTAATAGTCGTATGGGATTATATCTTAGATAATGCAATTATGAATCTCTCTTTATAGGATATGAAGATGGAGATATAAAGCTATTATTAATAATATTATATATACTATGATACCTAAAACGATACATCAAACTTGGAGCGATGACCCTGTGCCTCCAATAATTAATTATATACGCGAGGAGAATGCAAAATTATTGAAATCACAAGGATACGAAATAATATTATGGACAGACAATATGATATTAAAATTGATAAACGAGCACTATCCTGATTTTTATAAAATATATAATTCAGCACGAACTGGCGTACAGCGGGGAGATATTGCACGAATCATCTTAGTATATCATTATGGTGGCATATATATTGATTTGGATATATTAGTATTGCGAGATTTTGCGGAGCTCCTTGATATGACGAGAGATACCTTTTATGTAAGCTATGAGCCTGTAGAACAAACTAAATTAATATATAATAGTGATAGATATATCTGTAATGCATTCTTTGCTGCTAATAAAAATAATGCGTTCTTGCACAAACTTTTACGCAATATCCCAGAATATATAAATAGACATGGATATGATATATTTAATAAGTTTGATATATTCGGCGGATATTACATTTTAACTAACATAAATAATTACGATAAGGAAATGAGAGAACGAGATGTTTTCATAATAGAGGATAGGGAACTGATATATCCTATTAATGATTTGAAGCTTGAGAATATTCCCTCGGCAGCTAATGATTGGATTGCTGTAAGAAGCGGCAAATATCCTTCAAAACCTATTATAGTACATTATTGGATACACGGGGATTTTGAATCTAAAAAGCTTCTCAAAATGTTCAAGCCAGATAGCAAATATAGTATTCACGAAAATATGTATATATTTTTTAAAATATTATATCCGAATGCAGAAAAAAATTGATAATATCTCTCTTAATATTAAGGTTATATATGCTATTAATAATCTTGTTATTATTGTTTCAAATGAGTTATGTGCGTACTTTTGCAAAAATACAGCATAAAATGCAGCATAAAATGCAGCATAAAATGCAGCATAAAATGCAGCATAAAATGCAGCATTCAAATATAATCAAAGATACAATATTAAATGACCCTAAAATGCCAATGATATATACTAATAAATACTTTAAAAAATGTATTATCAATGGAATCGCCGACGATGCTGAAGATGAAACGAGTGGTTCATTATCTTGTTCAAGCATATCTAAAAATATTGCGCGTGGTGTGGCGAAAAGCAATTATAATAGACAGTTTATATCAGCCGAGCACATATATCCGCAATGTTTATTGAATGGAAAGCAATCCAATGATATGCATAATATCATAAAGACTCTCAATACACTAAATGCTAATAGATCTAATTATAAGTTTCAAGAATATTATGATATAAAGAGCAAAGACTGGGTTGAATTAGAATGTAATAATTATGTAAATAACAAGGATAAGGTGTTCGTACCGAATAATGATTCGCGAGGATTTATATCAAGAGCCATTCTATATATGTACAAGGAATACAATTGTAACCCATATAAAATAATAGACATAGAGATATTAAAGAAGTGGTATTATAACTTTTCGCCAACAATTGAAGAGCGATATCATAATGATATTGTTAAACGATTGCAAAATAAAAATAATATATTTATATCAAATTACAATAAGAAGAACAAGGGTATTAAAAAAATCCTTGATTCCTTATGATGGCAAATGAAGACATTTGATGAAAATCGAATTTATTAGTACGACTGATTATATTAGGATATAATAAAAAATGATATAGATATATTTATCTTATTTTTATAATGAATCTTTTAAATGAAGAGCAAAGATATGCCGTAAGTAGTGTTATGGAAGGGCATAATATTTTATTAACAGGTTCGGCCGGAACCGGGAAATCCTATACTATCAAATATATCATTGAATATTTGAATAATGCTAATAAGAACTTTGCTATTACGGCATCTACGGGGACAGCAGCTGTTATGATAGGAGGACAGACATTACATTCATTTTTAGGGCTCGGATTAGGAACAGGGAGTATTAAGGATATACTTAGTAATATTCTTAAAAACAAGAAAAAGTATGAAAATATATTGAAGCTTGATGTGCTGATTATTGATGAAATATCTATGATTGATAAGGACTTATTTGAAAAAATATCCGAAATCCTGAGTATTATAAAATCCAGCAAAGCGTGTTTTGGTAATATACAGTTAATATTAGTAGGCGACTTTTGTCAATTGGCACCCGTTAAAGGCAGATATTGTTTCTTATCAGAGATATGGAATAAAATAAATATAAAGATTGTTTTGTTAGAAAAGTTAATAAGACAGGACGGAGACTTACTATTTCAAAAGATTTTGAAAATTGTCAGAAAAGGCAAATGTACTGATAATATCATAATGGTTTTAGATAGATTACGAGATACCGAATTTGATAATGGTATTATTCCCACGAAATTATATCCCGTAAATGTTAATGTTGATAAAATCAATAATATTGAGATAGAGAAGCTTAAAGCGCAAGGAAACATATCTAAGACATATTCTGCAATTACAAGTTGTGACAAAGAAAAGGATTGCGAAAAGTTCTCAATTGAACTTACATTAAATGCCCAAGTTATTATTATAAGAAATATAAGCATTGAGGAATCTCTTGTAAATGGGACAAGGGGTGTTATTAAACATCTTGGTCCCGATTATGTAGTTATTAATGATATCAATGGCAATATTCATACCATTAAATATTTCACAGACACATTTAATAACAAGGTTTCGGCAAAAAGCTCTTATATCATACATATGCCTGTTAGAATATGCTATGCGCTTTCTATTCATAAATCTCAAGGTATGACAATAGATGCTCTTGAATTAGATTTAGGTCCTAATATATTTACTTGCGGACAATCATATACAGCATTATCTCGAGCAAAAAGCCTGAGTTCTATAAAAATCATAGATGTTGATAAGAACTCTTTTAGAACTAATACAGATGTTAAAAACTTTTATAAGAGTTGCAATACTCTTAATAATTGTAATAATAATCTTAATAATTATTAGATATATAAAAATGAAAGAGGCTTTTGTTTCACAAGCGGAAAATGATGATATTGTTAAAGAAGTATTTATAATATTTGGCTATTCAGTAGCAAGTATAATTATCGTTGTAGCATTAGCGTGGGGATATTATAATAATTTGAATCTATTTATAACAGTTTATTCACTAATCATTATATTATATAATGTTATGATAATATCAATTGTAGTAATGAATAAAGATATATATGATTCATCCAGTTATACTATAATATTTGGAACTACTATATTCTCTATATTTTTAACTTTCTTCGTCGGTGTGTTCTTTGCATATAAATATTTATCGCTTCCTACTAAGGCTGTTGCTACAGCTGTCGTACAAGATGTAAATTATTCATATAAATATTAATGATATCCGAGATATTACACATATCCGAGATATTACACATATCCGAGATATGATATTAAATATAATATGATAAATAGAAATCCGGTTTTGATATAGACATCAATGGGCATAATAGTTTCTTGTAAGTATTCTGGCATCTTATCATATATGTTATTAATTATTCCGCTAAAATATATCAGAAAAACTATTATAACTATTATGAGATTCTTCTTAATCAATTCAATATCCATATATAGCATATAATCATTTTTATTCATTTGGGAATATGGCGAATAAGGAGTATGTTGCTGTTGCAATTGCTGCGAATGCGGAGGCTGATGTTGGGGATGCTGTGGAGGATAAGGAGGCTGATGAGGAGGATGCTGATGATGCTGATGAGGATGTTGTTGATATGAAGGCTGATGAGGAGGATGCTGATGAGGAGGATGCTGAGGATGCTGGGGATGCTGGGGATGCTGAGGATACGATGGATTGGATTGATTACTACCGGACATATCTTGTATTATTAGAGGCGGCGTCATATCTTTATTTTTTGATATCGATAATTCATCTCTGAACTCATTTAAAACATCTTGTACTACAGGATCATTTATATCATTGTGTTCATTATTAGTATTCATTAATATACTAAAGTTTTTATAACCTAATATTATATTATATTTAGATATTGAATATAATTACGCAATAATTTTATATTATATATATTATAATGTTGCTAAATCCCGATTATTTAGTTGAATTATTAAATACTAATAATATAAAAATAAATAAATGTATTCATATAGGTGCTCATAAATGCGAAGAAGCGCCGATATATAGAAAATTGGGAATATCCAGCAATCATATAATATGGATAGAAGGAAATAGCGATTTAGTCTCTTTGTCAAAAGATTGTAAAATATATAATTATATAATATCAGATAAGGACAATAATGAGATAATATTGCATAAAGCAAATGATACATCATCCTCATCTATTTTGGATATGTATATTCATAAAGAAGTTTATCCAATGATATCCTATATAAATAGCATTAAATCTAAAAGTATTACAATTGATACTTTTTTTGATTTACATAATATAAATAAGGGCGATTTTAACTTTATAAATATTGCTATTCAAGGGGCCGAATTACTTGCCCTTAAAGGTGCTGTAAATTACTTGAATTATGTTAAAGTTGTATATATAAAAATACACGAAGTGGAATTATACAAGGGTTGCGCAAATATAAAAGAAATAGACGATTTTTTAGGACACTATAATTTTAGGAGAATAATAACAATTATGACAGACAAAGGTTGGGGAGACGCATTATATTTATGTCTTAGGCCTTAAGCCTAAAGCTCTCAAACTTTTGGCGCAGCCTTTGGTGCTGCCTTAGACTCCTTTATTTTATTACATCTTCCAGTAATTACATTTCTTACTTCGCCTTCTTTACATTTTTTTACACATTTTCCTGTTTTAGGACTAATCTCCTCTCCTTCCGGGCATTCCTTAGCGTCTTTATTAAGTACAGGCAATTTATTTGGAGGTTTAGATGGCACTATAAAAATTTCATTACCTTCATTCGCTGCCGGAGCACCAGGATCACCAGGAGGCATTTTAGGCTCATTTAGTAATTTAGGAAGTTTCTTTGGTTTTATAGGTGGTTTAGGAACCATAGGCTCTATAACATTTTCGGCAGGCACAGAAGGTACAGCGGGCTCCATAGAAGGTTTGTGAAGTTTCTTGGGTACAGTAGGTGGTTTAGGAACCATAGGCTCAATAACATTTTCGGCAGGCACGGCGGGCTCCATAGAAGGTTTGGGAAGTTTCTTAGGTTTTATAGGTGGTTTAGGAACCATAGGCTCAATAACATTTTCGGCAGGCACAGCAGGCACAGCGGGCTCCATAGAAGGTTTGGGAAGTTTCTTGGGTTTTATAGGTGGTTTAGGAACCATAGGCTCTATAACATTTTCGGCAGGCACGGCAGGCACAGCGGGCACAGCGGGCTCCATAGAAGGTTTGGGAAGTTTCTTGGGTACAGTAGGTCTTTCAGGAGCTTTTATAGCTTTGCGTTCTTTAGGAGGAGTAGGTTTAAATACAATAGGCGCCGCATTATCAGCATTATTCAAGGATATATTTTCGTATGTATAGATGTCGGGTATATCTTCAGCTTCATATTTACATTCTAAGTATTTGCGTATTGCCCCTTTAGTCTTATCTTGCACGATGTCTTTCATTAAATCCTTTTTATCTGATAGATAGTTTTCATAGCTTATACGCTGCGCTTTTCTTTTGTTTTCATAAAGCTCATCATATATATCTTTCTTTTTCTTATTTAATTCCTCACGCTTATCAAAAATATCTAAATACAATTTTATATCTTTTTTTAAATTATTTATTTCACTCATGCTATTAGTATTATTATTAGCAATATTTAATATTTTTTTTTCAATATTTCTTAATATATCCATTTAATAATATTGAGGATAAAAATAATTAAGCATTAAGGCAATATAATATCTTCAAACATTCCCCTGTAAAATGTTTGTAGGCTTTCTTCAGGTTTCATCTGTTCTTCATAGGTACTTCTCGGTATATATTTAACTATTACTTTTTCCTTACCACAAGTAAGTTTTTTATCATAATAGCCTTGAACTATTAATATAGCTCCTATAAAAAGTAAAAATATAGCAATTGCTTTCATTCTTAATAATATAATATAGATTATTTTTAAGCATTTCTTTCAGTCCAAACATCAGTCTTTTCAAGCTCCTCTTTAACCTCATCTAATCTTACTATATCGCCGACTCCGTCGCCGCCTTCGACTCCGCCTTCGCCGCCTTCGCTGCCTTCATTACCTGCCTCTGCGGTATCGCTTACGGGCGCGGCATTTGAAGCAAGAGTTTGTTTTCTATTTTCAAATACAATATCGCGATTATCCATATTCTTCTTATATTCCTTCATTAGAGTATTGAGTTGCGTCTCAGAGTATTCTTGATTATCAAGATCCTCGGGATTAGGCGACCAGGGGCACCAGCAGCCTACTTGCGCGATATAGATATTGAACTTGTTATCTATCTTCTTCAAAAACTCGCTGCGAACTTTTGCTTCTTCAATTGTATCAAAGGTACCGCGAACTTTAATGCCACGCATAGAAGTAATAAAGTTATTGTCGCGATGATAATTGGCTTCTAGTTCGTCATTATGAACCGATTTATAAAAAGTCAGCTGTTCATTCATCTCCTTAGGCTCAAAGATATACGAGTGATTATCGGCAATCGTATCAATCATATCCTTCTGTTCGGGATTCTTCTCCTTGATGCCTTCAAGAAGCTTCTTCATATCATCAGAGAACTTCTCAATAAATTTGGTAAAAATATAAGCTTCT